CTACAAAGACGAAGAACACTTCCCGCTCAACTTCTACCTCACGCAAAAAGCCATTGCCTGTTACTCTCTCTTACAGAGTCAGAGGGCCGAAGAATTACCTGACACTGATGGCCACGTTAAACATATTCTTGAATCCTTAAAATATCTTGCTACAACTTGTATCAATGAAAAGATTACATTGAAACAATATAGTAACTTAAAAACAGGGTATACTTGGAGATGTTTAGAGGATTATAGAAACAAACAAATTAATCTATATGTGTTGCTATCATTACCAGGTTTCGATACAATGTTTAATAGCATGCAAGTACAAGATAAAGAAATCTACTTAAAGACAGTAGCAAACGATATTGTTAAATTCAAAATGCGCTTAAACAATTCCGATAAAGCTAAAAAAATAATAACTGAAGCTTTCAAAAGAATAAATGAACTTTCACTTGATAAAAACTAAAACCATACTAATATACAATATCATTCAATATGAAACCTTATAACTCAAATATGTTCGAAAGCATTAAAAGTGCTCTAGACAAAGCAAAGACAAAAACAGGTGGTAGTTCAGCATATCGTAATTTGTTACAACTAGAACCTAACTCTACTTATACAGTTAGATTATTACCTAATATTAAGAATCCAGAAGAAACGATTCTTCATTATTATCATCACGGTTGGAATAGTATTGCTACTGGCCAGTATGCTAGCATTACATCTCCTTCTACCTGGGGCGATCGTTGTCCTGTAAGCGAATTGTACTTTAAGGTACTTCGTGACGGTACAGATGCAGAAAAAGAGCGCGCTAAAGCAAACTTACGCCGTAAAGAAAACTGGTTAGTAAACGTTTACGTTGTAAATGATCCTAAGAAGCCAGAAAACAACGGTACTATTAAGGTACTACGTTACGGTAAGCAGTTAGATAAGATTATTCAATCTGCTATTAATGGTGATGACGCAGAAGAGTTTGGTGCTAAGATCTTCGATTTAAGTGAAGAAGGTTGCAGTCTCCGTATCAAAGTAGAACTAGTATCTGATAAGCCAGGTGCACCTAAGTACCCAACTTATACAGCTTCTAAGTTCTTAAACCCTGCAGCTATTGAAGGTTTAGATGAAGATAAGATTCAAGAAACCTATAATAGCATTTATGATCTTAATACTTTTGTAGAACGTAAATCTAACGAAGAGATTAAATCATTTATTGATCAACATTATTATAATAATGCAGAATCGGCACCTGTTGCAGCCCCTGTAGTAGAAGAGGAAGAAGATGTACCTTATGACACTCCAGCACCTAAAGCTACAGCAAAACCTGTAGCTAAGGTAGAAGCTACAACAGCTAACGACGATAAAGTTCTAGATATCTTAAACGGTTTAGATAATCTATAATGGCTAACGCTCAACCACAACCTCAACAGAACAGGCCTTTGAACGAAGCAGAGCTTCAAAGGCTTGCCGTATCTACTAGTCAAGTAGGTAGCCAAGAAGTCATGCTTGCAGCTATGTTTGCAAAGCAACTTCAAGGTGATATCAACGGTATTAAGAAGCAAGCTGCTGAGGTTGGTGGTGGGCTTAAAGTATCAGATGTAGATATGAGTAAGGTTATGCCTTCTCATATTCTGCCTGCTATGGGAGTCAGGCAGCCTCAACCACAACAAAAACCACCTCAACAATCGTTTGTACAACCAGTACCTCAACCGGTAGTGCAGCCTGATTTTCAGTTTGCAGCACCACCTGTACAGCAAGTACAAGCATTTGTACCGACACCTTCTGATCCTAACCAGCTTGAGTTTGATTTAAATAAACAAACTCGTTACGAAGATATTATAAATGCTATTGATAAATTAGAGAATAAGGTTAACATGTTAACAGATAAAGTAAATCAGTTAATTGACTCTAATAATAAAAAAAAACCGAAGATAACAAATGGAACTTAAGCTCGTTAAGAAAGATTTTGCCGATAACTTTTTAAGTGTTATAGGTAAAGCTATAGATATTGTGTCTATTAAGCTTAATAAGGATGGCTTATACGCTGTCTGCAATAAGCCCGATACAAGTATTATTTTATTAGCAAAGTATAGTAAAGCATTCGATGTAGAGCAAGAGATTACTCTCAATATCGGGGATGTTAAGAAACTACTTAGAGTAATGGATTGTATCGATGATGACGAGATTACTTTTACTATTGAGTCTAATCATCTTTATTACAATACTTCTGAATTAAAGTTTAAGTATCATTTTTTAGACGACTCTGTAGTACCTAAAGTTACTCTTAAGAGAGATAAGATTGAATCTCTTACTAGTGATACCTTTTTCAATATTGATGTAAAGAAACTACAAGAAATATTAAAGGCTAGTTCATTTACTACTGACACTAATAAGATTTACCTTTACGGTCAATCAGACGGGGTATATTGCGAGTTAGGAGATAAAGAAAAGAGCAATACAGATAATATTAGCCTTAAAGTGGCTGATAAAGTAGAAGGCCAACCATTTAATCAAGTTATTCCGTTTAATCTCGATATATTTCGTATATTAACAGGGATAAAGTTTGATTCAGCTAGAGTAGGTATCAACTTAAAGTTCAAAGTAATGTCTTTCTACGTTAAGCCGACTGCAGAGACTGATTTTACTTTTGTAATCTCAGGATTAGTTAAATAATGGCTAATAAGATAACAACACAGAGTTACTTTATTAAAAGGCTTAAAGACTCAGGTTATCTAGTCTATAGACTGTTTGATGAGTACAGTGAAGCAGACCCTCGTAGCTGGACAGTAATGATAGACCCGCACGGGGCATCAGTTATTTGCACCTGTTACAACAACGATAAAAATTTCGGTGAAAACTATTTTGAGTTATATGATGGTGGACAATTTATTCCTGAGAAGTTTAAGTTGAAAACTGACTCAATTGAGGTTATAATAAGCTATTTAGTAAAATATGGAATCAACAACAAATCAGAGTTATACATCGGGCGAAAAGTTTAGGTCCGTAAAATCTTTTAATATGAACGAAGTTAAACACCCAACACTTCCTACAGCTAATAGTAGTATGATTACTACAGAAGAAGATAGGAAAGCAATTATTGATAAAGCAGCAGAAGCGTATTCAACATTTCTAGATGCTCTACGCATTGATTGGCGTAACGACGTCAATAGTGCTGATACACCCCGTCGTGTAGCTAAAGCATATGTATGCGACCTTATTAAAGGTTGTTACGAAGGCCCGCCAAAGATTACTACATTCCCTTCAGACGGTTATGATGGTATTGTTAGTCAGATGAATATACCTGTAGTGTCTATGTGTTCTCATCACCATCTATCTTTTACTGGTGTTGCGCACGTAGCTTATATTCCTGATAAAAATGGTCAAGTTATTGGTTTATCAAAACTTAACCGTATTGTAGAGCATTATGCTCGTCGTCCTCAAATCCAAGAAGGTCTAACAGTTCAGATTCATAAAGCCATCGACCAACTTTGTACTGGTAATCAAGGTGTAGCAGTTATTCTTAAATGTACTCATACTTGTGCATGTCACCGCGGTGTAAAGCATCATGGTTGTGCTATGATTACTTCTAAGTTATCTGGGGATTTTATGAACGAACCACAAACTCGTAAAGAGTTTTATGACTTCGTAGCTTCCGCTGAGCGAGACACTAAATAATATTAATGGCCGCTAAAAAACCAACGAAGGGTAAGAAGGCTCAAGATAAAAAGCAAACCAAGGCTAATGAGCCTCTTTCTTCTATTGTTCCTAAAGCCGCTAATGAAATGACTCCAGCAGAGCAGGCTAGTATCAATCAAATGATACAGCTTGCTAAACTCGAGTACATGAAGACTCTAAAGAATAACATTATCAATGAAAAGCGTAAAGAAATAGACGCTTTAGATATGCAAATTAAGGAGTTTATGGGTCCTTATATGCTTATCGGTTATGATTTAAATAATCAGCCAGTTGAAATTGTTTCTGCTGAAGACCCAGCTTCTCATGATGCTTTATTGGAACGATTCCGCCGTGTAATGTTTAAGATCAATAATAATATTGTTCAAACTCAAGGTAACGATCCATATGGTTTTAAAGACAAGCCTCAAAACGATTCTGACGAAGATTAAAGATAAGTTTTATCCGCCAGAAAGAAACATATACGTAGTAAGAGAAGGTACATTTAAAGGAGAGTGGTTAGTGCCTGTATCTTTTACTCCTGGCTTTACTGTCTTTTTTAGCTTGCCTGATAAGCACATAAGAACTATACCTAATGAAGAAGTAAACAACGGTATTAAAAATAAAATAATAGATTTAGTAGAAACTTTACCAAAAGGCGTTTATAATACGTGCTTAGCAGAATACAAACTCAAATTAAAACAAAATGACAACGCTTCTAATAGACGGCAACAACACCCTTCATCGGGCGTACTGGGTAGCAAACAACATAGGAAAGCCTCTAATAAATTCAAAGGGAATTAATACAGGAAGTGTTTTTTCTTTTCTTAAAACTGTCAAATCAAATGCAGACCAGTGTAATGCAGATAAAATCTATATTGCTTGGGATAAAAAACTAGGCAATAAAGAAAACTTCCGTAAAACCCTTACAGAAGGTACATATAAAGGTAATAGAGATCAGGAACGTAATAAAGCTGTTTACGGAGAAGCAGATGCTATTGTTGAAATAACAACTACCCTTGGAATAAAGAATATATTTCCTGGTAATTTAGAAGCAGATGATGTTATTAGCTGGTTAAGTAAAGAAATAACAGGTAAAAAGATTATTATAAGTGTTGATAACGACTTTGCACAGTTAGTTAATACGGATACTTCTTTCTATAACCCAATTAAAAAGCTTCTTGTAGATGTTAATAACTTTGAAGAACATTATGGATTAACCCCAGAAGAATTCGTTATTTATAAATGTATAGCTGGGGATAAATCCGATAATGTACAAGGCATTGAAGGAGTGGGTAAAGTTAGAGGTAGAAAACTAGCTAAACAATGGGTAGCTAAAGAACCAAAGGCTAAAGAACTATGTGATGTAGTTGTAACAACTAATCGTCCGTTAGTAGATCTCGCTCACGGTTTAGCGGTACATCCAGATGAAACAGAACTATATACTGAACAGTATAATACATTAAATACAACATTGTCAGATTTTAATAAATTTGAAGAATCGTGCAAAAATCTAGAGTTTAACAGTATTCTAGACAAGTTAAACGATTGGAAGAAAACCTTTAATAAACAAGCAAATAACCAAGCTCTAGTTGATTTCTGTAAGTTGTTCGGATAAGTATAGTATATGAACGAACAAGTATCTATGCGTCCGGAGAGTTGCCATATCTGCGGATATGGTCCTGTACATCCTAGAGCTGTAAGGGTTAACAAAGGTAGTCAAATTGTTACTGAAGCGCATTGGATTTGCCCAAAATGTAGCGGTAGATTCAAGATAGGAGTAGTAAGTATTGAGAACCGTGAGCAAAAGAAAAACAAATAAGATTCTCGAAGAGTCAGAGTATTATACAGGCGTACAAAGCTCTCAGCGCACACCTGAAACAATGTCTGCTTATGAATATAGCAGTGACAATACGCCTACGCTAGAAAAACTAGCCAATCTTAAAAACAACGGTCAAGGCGGAGTTAACCCAGAAGCTCTTCCATACCCTCTACAAGATTCTGTAGTACAACTAGCAAACCTTTATCTACAGACTTTAGACTTAAAAAATAAAGCAGCTACAGCTGCATCAATGCCTTTATTTAAAGGCAAAGAAAAAGAATTAAAGAAGTTTCGTGCTAAGTTAGCAGGTATTATGGCAGCATATAAAGAATTAGCCGCCAGTTTAAATACTTTTACTCTTGCACCTAAGTGAATAAGTTACTCTAATACGAGTAACATATGAGACAAACATTAATAACTCTTTTGGGGTCAGTGCTAAAAGCAGCAGCGGTGAGTACCGTATTTGCAGGCATTGCTCATTTTACTAAGCAATCAGCTTTAGTCTGGTTCTTAACTACCTTTATTGGTCAGTTTATTCTATTTTATCTTTATGGTATGTTTCTTGATTACCGCGCAACAAAAGATAGTACTGTTATTCGTTTAAAAGAGCTTGAACTGCTCTCGAAAATAACGTTTACTATTAACTGTGCTGCTTGTAAACGACCTAATGATGTGGTCATTAATGCTAATGAAGATACAAATTTTGTTTGTGAACACTGCCAGGCTAAAAATGCTGTCTACGTCAATGTTGAAGCAGCTTTAGTTACAGACCCACTTAATACAGGTACAAAATAATTTTTATGGAAGACTTAATTGAAGAAACACAAACTAATCCTAGACGTATATCTACGTATGAATTTGCTCGTTGGGCTGCTTTACTAGAAGCTATTGACCTTATAGCTGAAAAATGCGAAGATAGAGGTATTGATTTCAATAGTAATGAAGGTATGAAGTACATTAAACCTTTAGATATTCAAGATTATGTAGATAATCGTACAGATACATTGTTAATGAAAATACAAACTGCTCGTGGCATTGAAAAAGCGATTAACAATATTAAAAGCTTGCAAATTGAGAATAAGTTACGATCATTAGATATAAACGAATAACTAATATGTACGTAGAACGAACAAACAACGGTTTAATGGTGTATGACAATAATAATAGTCCTTATATGCCTATTTCAGTAGGATTAGATATGACAGGGTTTTATCTTTCTGGTAGCTCTTTAGTTGTGTCTTATCCGGGCGGTCGTAATGAAGTCTACAATGTAGACAACAATACTCGAGTTAGATGAACCAGGAATTTATAGTAATGGACGCATCTATAGTACGTATGAACGCTAAACACGTTCTAGAAGAAGGCTTGTTTTTAGTAGATCTTGAAAAAGATCAATGGTGTAAAAATCATCAAGACGCTAAGAAGTTTCCTTCTCCAAGTGAAGCTATAACTGCTGCCAAGGCTGCTGGTTTAGACAAACTGCCAAGAATTTTTACAGTACAACAAAACGGTAATAATTACAACATTACAGAGATAAAGTATCAATAAGTATTTTTTTGCCCTCATAGGATAATGGTTAGTCTACCGCACTTTCACTGCGGGTATTCCGGTTCGAATCCGGATGGGGGTACCATTTTTTTGCCTGATGGTGTAATGGCAACACAAGCGACTTTGACTCGCTTTTTCCTCGTTCGAATCGAGGTCGGGCAGCTATTTGATAATATAGTAACAATAAGTAAGTTTAAATATGGAGCATTATCATTATAAAGTGCCTGGTTGGTTTACATTTCCGAAACTATATTCAGAAATGGTTGAAAAGTACGATAATGCTCATTTTGTAGAAGTTGGTGCTTGGCAAGGTAGCTCTACTACATTTATGGCTGTAGAAATTATTAACTCTAATAAAAATATTAAGTTTAGTGTTTATGATATTTGGGGTAGATATTCTTTAGCGGGTCTAAATACTAAGAACTCAGAGCAGTTACCGGAAGATTATGTTTATGGGCTATTTTTAAACAATATAGACCCTGTAAAACATATAGTTAAGCCTACTAAGATGGCTTCTAATCAAGCTAGTCAGTTGCATGAAAACGGCTCTCTAGATTTTATTTTTATTGATGCTAATCATGAATATGAAGCTGTAATGACCGATTTAATGTGCTGGTACCCTAAACTTAAAAAAGGCGGTACAATAGCTGGTCATGATTACTATGAAGACGAGGGAGTACAGAGAGCCGTAAAAGAGTTTTTTGGTGTAAACGATGACAGGCTTTATTGCGGAGAGAGATGCTGGAGAGTTGATGGGTAATGAACGTTTCAACTAAAGTACAACATATTTGGTGGGCTACAGCTAGATGTGGTTCTCGTGCTGTTAGTGAAATATTGAAACACTACGATTTTTTTAACTATAAGGTATCCCCCATATTTACACCTGAGTCAGATATAAGAAATGTTTCACACACGCATGATTATGGCGTGCCGAAAGAATATTCAGACTATAAAATAATAATACAGACTCGTAATCCTTATTCAAGAGAAGTCTCTAACTGGCACCTGGCTTGTTTTAAAGAAACAAAAAACGAACTTATTATTACGAAAGGCTTTGAAGAATGGGTATATGCAAATCAAAAAGCCGTAGTTGAGCAAGAGCTAAGAACATACAAACCGGATTATTATATAAGATACGAACATTTACAAGAAGATATACTGAATTTACCCTTTGTGGATATAAACAACCCTAATGTTTTGAGAGACTATCATTCTAATATATTAGCTAATCAATACAAATATGAAGGTGTTGATGATCCACGCGGAGATATTAGACGAGACAATAAAGATGGTAGGTACGCAGATTGGAAATCATATTACATATATAACCCGAGAATAGCGGGTATCGTGCATGAAAAATACAAAGAACAGTTTAAGCTGTTTAATTACGAAAAAGATAGCTGGAAGCAATGAATCATTGTTGTGAAAAATGTCTAGGGTTTGAAGGTAATCATGGTGGTTGTTGCCAACTTGATGATAGAGATTTTATAATAGGGCCAGTATCAGATCCAGCTGCTTTTTTACAAAGAGTACAAAATAAGTTTTCTGGGGTAAAAATAGAATGGAAAGACGTCTTTATAGATTATGAGGAAGGTTCTAAAATGTTCCCGGAGAGATCTTTATATCAAAATCCAGCCCACTACCCTTCCCTAAGAGTTGACATAAAACACGAAAGAAAACCGTGTATTTTTTATAACTCTACTCTTAAATGTTGTAGTGTATACAGTATTAGACCTGATATGTGTAAGTTTTTTTCGTGTGATTATTTAAAAAATATAAAAAATAACACTCAATAATAACATAAATATACTATATGGTTACATACAACGCACTTTCCGCTGTTCAAATTTTTACCTTTTATACAGGTAGTGAATATGTACATAATTTTTTAACTGCTGTACAGTATGATTTTGTTAAGGGACACCCACACAAATATACCCCAGAATATCCTGTTAATACTAAAGTGTTTGTAGATACTACTATACCTGAAGGTAAAACCTACTGTGTTGTAATTAACCCATACACTTATTTTGTTGGTATGTGGAACGCTAATTCAGTTAAAAGAACTAAAGACGGGTTTACACCTTTTACTTTTGCAGAATTCACTAATGATTATGTTAGTAGATATGCCACTTCTCGTGCACTTTCTGGTCGTTCCGCTCCTATCACGTATCAGTTAACCACCGCTCAAGTAGCACCAAGTGCGGTACGCTTTTTAAAAGCCGAAACTATTGCAGATGGAATCAAACATTTGCCGAAAATTGATTTAACGATTACTGCTCAACTTCTTGCGTTTAATGAATTTATTGCAAATGGAGCAGCTACTATCGGTAATAGTACTGCTTGGAAATCTCAATACAACCAAACACTAGCAGATTTAGTCTACAGCACCAATTTTGTTTCCGATTTTACTGCATTTGGTTACGAAAAAGATAGTTGGAAATAATCTATAAGCGGGGTTAATTCAGTGGTAGAATATCTCGTTGCCAACGAGGATGTCGACGGTTCGAGCCCGTCACTCCGCTCCATTTTATTTTAACGCTTCATTAATTTTTTCAACCGCATAATCTGAAAGCAGCTGGTTTTGTACTTTACCTGCATGTTCTAAGTCTCGAGCTAAATCTTTCTTCCATTGCATTTTATATTCAGTTAAGTTAACAAACTTAATATTATTTTTTAAGCAAATATATTCTATCGCTAGAGAATTTTTTAAGTGGTTGAGCTCGTAATTTTCTTCTGCAGCAAACCACTTTTCTAAAAACGGTTTGTATTCTGGAAACTTTTTTATTGATTGCGGTATTAAAAATTTATAGTTATAAGGATCTTTTTGATTTACAGCTATCTCTAAACGAAGCTTCATAGGAGCATAAAGAACTACAATTTTAGGCTTTAGTCTTTCTACCCAGTATGTACTTAACCTAAACATCGTATCTAACGCAGCCCCGCCCACCCCTAAATTCATACATTTTAAATTTATTCTTTTAGAAGTAAGTCGTGGCCATGTATCTTCAACAGGCAACCCAATCCCCACTGTATGGCTGCATCCGAGATACATTACCGATGGTTCATCAGTAAATTCTTCAGATCTAAAACCATAACTATTAATACTATACTTAAATTTATAATTTTCTAACCATCCATGCTTTTCTAGTTCTTTTTTGTTGTTTAATAAATTGTTGTTATACCTTTCCTCAGTATCCATTGGTAACCAATCCAATACTTGTCCTTTATAAGCATAGTAGTAAGAAGGTATTTGCATTTTTTGCATTAATAAATATTTAAGACAAAATTTGAAAAAACAAGCTTATGTAGTATAATATCAATGCAAATGAATTTACTTTCAAACGGTTATATATGGCTACTACCGTGGAGAACAGCTTCTCGGGAAACATATAATATTATACTTAATAA